TAACTCCTGATACGGTTATGGTCTGGGTATACGGAAATACGGATGACCACCCGGCCACCGTAAGCACAATCTCCCGTACGCTCTGAGTTCGCTCCGTCTCGATCTGACGGTTCTTCAGCTCCCTGTCAATCATATCGGCATTATTGTTAAACACCGATATGTCATAAAAATCATCTTCCGTCGGTTTTGTAAGTCCAAAATTACTCGTTTGATCTGCCAATCAATTTCACCTCATTTCGAATTCCATAATGCGTAAATGCGTTCAACTGCCGGTGCGTAAACGTCTTCAGCATATTGTGTCGGTTGTATAGCAGCGATAAATCAATTACAATATTCGCTGGCACAATGTTCCGCAGCATATCCGAGACGTCCCCGTAGCTGTTGCGGGACAACAAAGCGATACGGACAATGAGTAAATACTCCTGATTTCTGAGCTCAATTGTGTACTTTCCGGCGCCGCAAAGCGAATCCATCTGGCGCCGCAGCATTCCCATTGAATAGGGAAGCTCCTGGGACAGCCGCGTCAAAATAGCAAATCTACGGTCCTCAAGCGACATGCTTATTTTGGGTAAGATTCCCAGTATTTTCTCCCAACGCGCAATGCCGGTTTCTGTCGAGGTTGTAATGTACTGATCAGCCAATAACCATTCCTGCGCCTTTTCCAGCAGCTCCACCTCGCGCTGCTCTGTTTCGGACAATACTTTAATTTCTCGAAACTCCTGAAATAAATCCGGATAATAATCGATCAATTTACGTTCCATGGATCTCTCCCTTCACCGGTATCTCGTTTTCTTTCAGCGCAAGGTTTTCCTCTTTGCCGTTGATCGTGGTGGCGGTGATATCCAGGATACCCGCCAGATCTAAAATCCGGGTTTCGATTTGGCTAATACGCACAACCAAGCTATCCGAATCCGCCCATGACTCTCGGAGCTCCTTTAGGTAATCTTCAATTTCCCGATCAACATAGGATGATATTTCGGTCCAGTTCCAGCCCTCTTTGTAAGTTAGCGTTGTCGATATGTTGACCATCACCTCAGACACCGCCGAAACGGTTACCACATGGCCAATGGGGGCAAATCCAATCCCGTCACCCTGGTGACCTTCCGGATCCACCGCCTGCTGGACACTGCTTACCAAATCCTGACTCGGTCGATTGTAGGAAGCGTCTATGATCACCACTTTGACGGTTCCGCCGCCATTCCACGTTGGGTATATCTTGCAGCCACCTACTCCGGCCAGCACATTGGTCTTTTCTTTGTAGTCTTGCACGTTTCCGCCATAGGCCCTGGCGTCCAAGCTATCAAAATACCTCTTGCGCAGGTGCTCCGTCTCCTCTTCATCCTTTCCAGGGATCAGCACATCAGTGAGCTTTGCGCTGGTCAATCCGGCGATATATTCAATTGGGATCAGGTCACCCAAATACCGGTTTCCCTCTTCTCCCGCGGTTTCGCACCTCATGCGGTAAGCCCCGGCCTGTATCCGCTCGATCACCTTATAATTTAGTAGCCCCAATGAAAAACGGGCCCCAATGGGAACGTCGATGTTAAATTCACCTTTCAGCACAGCTCGTGTTGCTGCCTCCGGGGATATGCCGCGTTCGGCACACCGGCGGATCAGGTATGCACGGTCCTGGGTATCTGCGAATGATTGATTCAAAATCCAATCCATTTCTATGTACGCGTTCTGCAGCTCCACCGCGGCCGGGGCAAGGGCTGTATAGATAATCCCGCCTTCTCTCTTATCCAGGTTGTTCGGAACCAGGTCCAACATACGCTTCATAATCCGCTCATAGGTCATGTCCTCATACATCAGATCCCCACCTCCATTTTTTCTCTGATCTCTCCCATATTCGTATGGACCGTGAATGACACATTTAGCCTTCCTTGCTTCACTTCAAAATCAAATGTGTCAACTCCGCTTATTCTGTCGTCCTGAATCAGCGCCTCCGTTATCCTGCGTTTTAATTCACTCTTCACATACGATATTGGTTTGCCAGTAAGGTTTTGCAACTCCACACCATGGTTCCAGCTGTATATGATATGTTCATACCGTTCCGTCCCCAGGGTACAGTACACACTCTGCGCAACCGCATCTAAACCGTCTACAAATCCGACGATACGTTTGTTTTCCATATCCATTCGAAACGTCTTTGACGGCTGCTGAACCACCTTAATCGATGACGGGATCCGTGTTGTTGTCTTCGGGAGCATGTCATGCCTCCTTCCCGATAATCACATATTTTTGCCCGCCGGTCTTCATCATCAAGATCACTCGGTCGCCCACGTTTAAGGCCCCCGGGAGCAGGCCGGTACCGGTTTTTCCATCCACCTTAACGGTGATGATCCGGTCCGCCAGATAATCCGGTACAACTAGCTGTTTTTTCGTTAGGGGCAACTTTAAATCCTCAATGGTTACTGTCAAAGGAGCCGTGGACGTCACAGTTCCAAAGCACAGATCGCATGGCTGACTCGCTTTGTAGGCATTCAACGCCAGCTTTATCATTCCCTTTGTCCAATCAGGCACTAAACTCCCCTCCTCTCAGCACGAGGTCCATCGTATGGAGGTTTCCCTCAAATGCATGGTCCACCTTTTCCACCAACATGTAATTATTTAGCTTCGTGTCTCCCAGATCCAGCATGATCGGGATCAGGCAGCCCGCCCGCACCCGGATATCGCCGAATGCACCCTTGATAGACAGTTTCTTTGTTTTCCGGTTATATTTAGCCAGCAGCTGATCTGCTACGGCCTGCCCGTTTGTCTCCTTGCTGTCTGCCTTGTAATAGTGCTGCAGCACACCCCAGGAATTAATATTCTCCGTGTGCTTCGCAATATAGGTATCACGTTTGCCGGTTTCCTCGTTGTCAATGCTAACCTTTACCTGGTTATAGGTTTCTCCGTCAATGCTGCTGGTATAGCTGTAATCCTGTCCAGTCGTGTCGTCGATCAGGATGTCCAGCTTCATATTGGCCATATTTTTTAGGGTCAATTTTCCATAATCATCGTAAAGGGTGTACATCTGGCCGGTGGATATTGTCGTCAACCCCAAGGCCGTCAAGATGATGTCGAAAAGAGTTTTGTCCGGTTCTGACCGGCTCTCGATCTTAAACCCGGTATCATCCATGGCACCCACAGACAGGTTAAAATCCGCCGCGATCATCTGGACCACCTCCGTCGCAGTCTTATTTTCGTACACGTAGGTGTCCTTATTCTTCAGGTACCGCAACTGGTCGTAGGCCACAACGTCCGTGGTCTTGTCCTTGGATGGTCTACGCTCAAACACGAATCCATAGAATACGGCTGTTCCGCCGACAAACATACATACTCGGCTGCCCTCAGAAAATTTCAATACCTGGTCCTGGTATACCGTGAAGGTGAGCTTTCCAGGCGTTCCCTGCCGCTCCAGGCTCCAAGCAATCTTTCCTGTGATGGAGGGTTGGAACTGTTCACTACCGTTATCGATCAGGATCGTCACCATAAGAAACCTCCTATTCTGGCATGGTCAGCACCATCCCCGGAGTGATCCTATTGGGATTGCTGATCTTATCCCGATTTAGATCATAAATCTCCGTATACCGGCTCCCATTTCCCAATAGTTTTTTGGCAATATTCCAAAGGCAGTCTCCCGACTTCACGGTATACGTGCTTATGCTTGGGGCGCTGGTTGTTTCCCGGTCCGTTTCCACCGTTATCTCTGCTGCTTCATCTGGTTGGGCTACCTCCGGCGTCCGAATGGTAATCCGTTTGGTCCCTTGGTGAATGTACTGTTTAAGTGTTATGGACACGGGAATATCCAGCCCTTCCTTTGCGTCTTCGTTGATTGTGTAATCCTCCAGCGAAACGGACAAATTGGTATCAAAAAGGGACTCCCCCGCAGGAGACTCCCTGATAACCAAAAATCGAAATGGCCGCTGGCTGATTTTCAATTCTTCCAACAGATTCAGATAATGCTCTGAGCCCCGAAACCGCCGTTCATAACGAGCGAAAGGATAATCTGTCCAAGGAAATACTGCATCAAAACTGATATCTGTAAGTCCAGCCGGATTGAGGATGTTTACCTCTTCCCCGTTAATGAGATTGATCGTCTTGTTCTGTCCATTGATCTTTGTTTTGAGTTTACTTGGTGTGATGGGCAAGAGCTCATCATCCATATAAAACTGGTACATCAATACGCTCCTTCCGCTGCCGTCTCCAACACCTCAAAGATTGTATCCTCCAGATAGCTACCGATCCCATCCAGATCCATGTTGGAGCTCACGTGATTGGTAATTCCGCCCATGTTGACGGTCAGCTCCGCCGTGGTAAATCGGTTGATGACCTCCTGCTCGGCCATGTCGCGCATGGACTTTAGATCCTCCTCCGCCATGTCCATGGAATCAGCCATTTTGGATGTATTACCAGCGGTTGCCGCCGTACTCCCGGCAATATCTCCTATTCCATCAGCGTAACTTTCTTCGGCTGAATTCTTCGCGCTCCCGGCTTCTGCCTTGGCCGCGGCAATGGCGGCCTGGCGCTCCATCCGGGCCCGGTCCGCTGCCCGCTGCTGTTCGGCGATCTGCTGCTGCCGTGCCTGTTTGTCTGCTGCGTTTTGCGACCTCAACTCCTCCAGTTCAGACGCCCGCTGTTTCTGCCGTCCCTCTTCCTCTATGGCGGCTCCGGTGGCAAACTCCACGTGGGATATCACCTCAAACGATGTTCCGGCGATCCTATTCGTCAGCTCAATCAGACTGTTTATGCGATCGATGGCGCCGTTTATGAATTCCTGCAACAGGGACAGACCGCGCACTTTCAGGTTTCCGATA